ACTATTCCAATCGATGTTCAAACTTTTTATTTTTTAAGAAACTCAACATCAGGTGCATATACAGTTCAGTTTAAGTATGCTTCTGGTTCAGGAGACTCGTTTACTTTTTCAGCTACAGATAAAGGTGATGCTATTGTATTTGCAACTGCAAATGACGGTACTAATCCTGATATTGATACGATAGCTTTAGGTATTTCAAATATAGTTGAAGATACAACACCACAACTTGGTGGTAACTTAGATACTAATTCACATAACATAGCTTTTGATGATGCACATGGAATCAACGATGAAAACGGAAACGAACAGATAATATTTCAAACAACATCGTCTGCGGTAAACCAAATAGATATAACTAATGCTGCAACAGGCAATAGTCCATCTATTGAAGCAACAGGTGATGATAGTAATGTAAATTTAACTCTTGGACCAAAAGGAACGGGTTATCTAATTGCAAAATCTGGAGGTACAAATCCAGGCTCAATTCAGCTCAATTGTGAAAATAATTCGCATGGGATCCAACTTATGTCGCCTGCACACAGCGCAGGGCAAAGCTACACTATAAAATTTCCCACTTCAAACATAACAGCAGGGACGTTTTTAAAGGTAGATAGTATTTCAGGGTCAGGGGCTACAGCTACAGGTCAATTATCCTTTGATTCTTCACCAGCAACAACAGGAAAAGCTATTGCAATGGCAATCGTATTCGGATAAAAGGAGTAAATTATGGCTAACCCAAATATAGTATCAGTAACAAGTATTAAAGGTGAATCGGTAGGTTACAACTTAACAGCTACTACAACTACAACTTTATTGACAGTATCTACTGATAAAGTAATAAAAATAAACAGAATTACAGTTGCAAACGTTGATGGAACAAATGCAGCTGACGTAACTGTTTCAGTTACAAAAGCAAACTTTACTTCAGCAGGTGTCACAGATTTTGATACCTCTGGAACTTTTCACATAGCAAAAACAGTATCAGTGCCAGCTGACGCAACGTTGGTATTACTTGATACACCAATCTATTTAATGGAAGCAGATGTCTTAAAAGGTGGAGCAAGTGCTGCATCTGATTTAGATCTATTTGTATCATATGAAGTTATAGACGACGCGTAGGAGGTTTAAATTATGGCTGGCAATGGCGGAATAATTGGACCAACAAACGTAACATCTCGTGGTAAAAATACAGTAACATCAAAAACATCATCTGGTAACGTAACCACTCAACCAGGCACAAGGCTAGTAGAAACACTAGTAGTTGCTGGAGGTGGATCTGGTGCTGGAGGAAATAATCCAGAAGGTGGTGGAGGTGGTGGAGCTGGTGGTTTCAGAAACATAACTAATATTTCAGTTTGTGGTAATACATCTTATCCAATGACAGTTGGTGCTGGAGCATCAGGAGGTTCTGGTGGTGTTAGAGGAAGTAATTCAACAGCAGCTTTTCCGTCTAATCCAATAACATCTACAGGTGGAGGCGGTGGTAGAAAAGCATCTGGTTGTTCTGCCGTTCCTGGTGGATCTGGTGGTGGAGGTGGATCAGGCACTGGTGCAAATGTAAAAGGTTGTGGTAATACACCACCCACAACTCCCCCACAGGGAAATGATGGTGGAGCAGGTGGTAAACCTCCGTCTGGAGGATATTATGCCTCTGGTGGTGGCGGTGGAGCAGGAGCTGCAGGAACTAATGCAGCACCAACACAATCAGGACCTGGAGGAGCAGGAACAGCTAACTCTATTACAGGTTCATCTGTAACATATGCTGGTGGTGGTGGCGGAGGTGGAGCTTGTACTGGTGGTGGAGATAGTGACGCTGCGCCTGGATCTGGAGGAGCTGGCGGTGGAGGAGCTGGCGGAGATGGTAATGCAGGGACTGCAGGAACCGCTAACTTAGGTGGTGGCGGTGGTGGATCAGGAGGAACTGCCAGTGGAGCTAACGGTGGCTCAGGAATAGTTATAGTAAAAGAATTAGATAAAGCTTCAGGAGTCTGGAGTCTTAATGAACAAATAGATCAACAAGATGCAGGATTATGGCCTAAGAGAGAAGCAACAGTAGATTATTTAGTGGTCGCTGGTGGTGGAGGTGGTGGTCTTAGAGCGCAACCATCATCTGGAGGTGGTGGTGGAGC